ATTCTTGTTGTGTTTGACTAAAACCTAGAGCATCAAGGGATTGCTTTCCAAAACCTTGAGTCATAGAAAGTTCAATGTCTTGTTGACTTACTTTCTTGTTGCCTACCATGCGTTGATACAACTGCTTAGTAATATCGCCCATTGTTCTTGGGGCGTTATTCTTTACGTCATAAGTGCTGATTCCATAAGCATAAAGATTTCCAGCCATAGAACCTGTGTGCATTCCAGCAAGTGCTTGAGCCGCTGTAGCATTTGGCATGTTGTAACCAAGTGCTGCGCCCTTTGCTTCTGCAAGAAGACTCTGCATTGATGCACTGCCTGGTGAGTAGTTGTATCCAAACGCTAGAACACTTGCTGCAGCCATATCTTCATTAGGGCCTGTAACACCGCCAGCCATTGCAGCAAAAGTTGCTTGAGCAACGCCTTGACGATTCATCCCACCAGAACGTTGTGCAAGGTTAAAGAACCCTGTAGCACGGTTCATTACTGTTCCTGTATCAGGAAGACCTGCGTAAGCGGCTCCTGCAACTCCTAATCCAAGTTGCACTCCAGCCATTGTTGCAGCGCCTTTTGCGCCGTACATCCAAGACATAAGACTGCCAGTAGCACTGGACGCACCCATTCCTGCGTTAGTTCCTGCTACTCCCCCAAATGAAGCGGTACTTGTTCCAAGGCCAAGGTTATTTCCTTGTCCCATATTTCCACCAAGAACAGACTTAACGGTTCCTAGTGATGTACCTGCTACACCAGAGATCCGTTTAAGCCCAGCCTCCATCTTGGCAATTTCGGCATTAATACCTTTGAGGCCTTTTTCGACACTGGAAATTTCACTAATGTAATTCTTATCCACTAGTTATCCTTTCCGTATCTGTACTTGGCTGCTTCCAACCAATTTAATCTTTCTCTACGAGATAAATTTTTTATCTCGTCCAGTGACCAACCTTCGTAAATCCGAGTTAATGCTGCCCATTCAGAAAATAAAGTTACGTATCCAATTACTTTAGAATTGAAACAAGGTGCCTAAATTAATAGGAACCAGTACCTCGCCTTCGCAGTCGGTGCACTTTATTGTTAGGTCATCAAACTGAGGACCCACTGCTCGTTTATTAAGTTCTTCAATAAGAGTACGACGATCAACAAGGCTTAAGTTTTGTACTTGATTCTTGCTAATGACTGGGGAATTACCTATACGAACAAGAGTTCCTTCAAGAACAAGTGTGCTAAGTTCTGCAGAAGTCTTATCCATATTGTCAATCATTGCCTTTTGTACATTCCCATTTGGAAGTTGTACAACGTACTCAATGTTCTTTCCTTGTACAGTAAAGACTCGATCTTCTTCTGGGTTATTTAATACTTTGACTTTTATGTCATCGTTGACATTAATTTCAACTGATTTAAAGTCATTACATCCAGAACAATAAGATTGAATTTCAATTTTTGGGCCAAACGTTGCTTTAAGAATTCCAAGAAGGATTGAATCTCTATCACCAATTAACATGGTGTCAAGAATCTTGTCATCCACTTTTTGATCGCCTACCTTGACAGTTCCACGTTGCAGAATTGTCATGAGAGCCTTTCCTAAAGTTGGAGCCTTAGAGATTGCTTCTTCATCTTTACCATTGAGTTCACGAACTTCAACGGTCCTGATGACCTCCCCAGCGGCATTGATATAGCCGCCAGGAAGGTCAACAGTTGTATCCGAAGGTGAAATAATCTCTGGAGTTATTTCTTGTGGCACTTCTGCAAGTGCTTGATTCAGTAATTGATTTGCCAATGCGGGATTAGCCGCTGCATTAATGGTATTCGTCATTGTTATCCTTTAGTTTATGCTGGGAATGATGCTGCTGAAGTTGTTAAGTCTGCTGCCCAGTTAACATCAAATCCTTCGTGGACTAGTGTCATCTGTTCAACAAGAAGTGCGTTGTCACCAGCGTTGAGGTCTGAGTAAGCAACAGCAGTAGGCCAGCAGTTGTATACGTTAAAACGCATTGCTACGTGGTCAGTTGCTGCAGGGCTATTTTCAGGAGTCTCGCCTGCTGATGGGATTGGGTGTGAGAGAACAGCAATTTCTAGATCGCAACGGAAGTTCTCTGTGCGGGCACGAGTTGCGCCTCCACCTTGAACTGTTGCAAACAAGTTACGCATCCACTCATAGTTTTGATTAGTTCCAAGGATGACACCACGCTGCAATGTAATTGGAGCAAATGTTGTCTGACCAGGGATCTGGTGAACTGTTGTGTTGTATCCACCTTCACGGTAAGGAATAGAATCTGTTGTTACAGCCATTCCTGAAACCGATGTAAAGCCGAAGGTTGTTGCCTTAGCCAAGTTCTGTGTTGCAGCACTTGTCGCAGCACCACCTGTGCTTGTTAGTGGCTTGAACGTAACTAAAAATCTAAAGTTACGTAATGGATCGGTAATTAAATTTGACCGATTGTTAATGATTGTAGGCATTTATTTATTTCTCCTTCGGGTTAGTTTACAGTCTTTTGACTGAGGTCAATGACAATAAACTCTGCTGGGTACTGTAGAGCCACACCAACTTGGATGTGAACTTCACCGTTTGCGATTTGTGCGTTTGAGTTGTTTTCAGCGTCGCACTTAACGAAGTAAGCCTGTGCTGCTGTTGCACCACGAAGACCACCTTGGTTGCGATACTCATTGAGGAATGAGCCAAGAGTGGTGTTGATGCGAGCCCATAGGCGTTCGTCGTTATTTTCAAAGATTGCAAACTCTGTGAGGTTCTGTAGATTCTTCTTGATGTAGATCAAAGAACGACGCATGTTTACATACTTGTTTGCTGTTCCATCTTGCTTGAGTGTACGAGCACCCATAACAGAAAGTCCAGCGCCAGGAATCTGACGGATTGGATTTACTGGAGATGTGCTTGCATTCATGGTGTCAAGTTCAGTTGAAGAGAAAGTCTTTTCAACTGCTACTACACCTTGGAATTTTGTTCCGATACCTGCAGGTGCCTTAAAGACTCCAGCGTTAGCATCAGTTGTGAGGTAGAGACCTACGATTGCACCTGATGGTCCAATCTTGCGAAGGGCACCTGTTCCACGTCCTAGTGGATCTGCAATGTAGACGTGTGGGTAATAAACCGCACCAGCACTAGTATCAGCCAAACTTCCTGCTGCTGAGACTGCATTAGCAACAGTTAAATTTTCTGCTGTTTCAATAACAACAAAACCGTTGTTTTCTTCTGACCATGAAGTAGCAGCATCAATAACTGAAACTTCTCCAGAACCAAGTGCTGCCCAAATTCCTGGAAGGAATATAACAAGAGGACGGCTTAAAGGTGCGAACCGTTCAAATACTGAAGTGGCTCCACCCTTGTATGCTGTGTAGTCTGTTGCTGCTGGAGTTGTTCCATTACTTCCACCAGTAAGTGGATAAGTAGTAGACACAGGAATTCCACCAGCAGAATCACTGATTGTAATATTTGGAGAGACTAAGTTAACAACAGTCTCTGCGTAGTCACTAGATGTGTCATCATCAAATACAACATTCTCGTAACGCTCAAGAAGAATGTCATCAGTGATATCTCCTGTAACACCTGACTCTTTGTACAAAGTAAGTGTGTATGTATCAGTAACGGATCCTGCTGTAATTACAACACGGAGTTTGTTGCCATCTGTTCCTGCATTTTTTGAGGTAACAGTTGCAACAATTGCATCTCCCGATGTAAGTAGATCAACTGATCCAGCAGCAGCGTTACTAGCAAGAAGACGTTGAACATAGAGTTCACGTCCGCCATTGCTGAAGAATGCTGCAACTTGGAATGTTGCTGGGTAGGAAGCGTTGTAGCCTCCAAAATTCTTAGTAAATTCATACCAAGATGTGACAAGTGTTACTGCTTCTGGTCCTTGTGCGAATGGGGCAACCACTGCACCTGCAGCATTAGCAGACACTCCCGCTGCGAGCGGGGCGGGTAATAAGCGTTCAGTAATATAAACGCCTGGACGGCTGTAAGCCATTTCTTCTCCTAACTAGTTTGGGTTGGGTCCTTATGGTTGCGGTATAGTGAAATCGATAGGGGTAAACTGACCACGACCCAATGTTGGATTGTCTTCAGTACCGTAGACGTTGAGTTGTAACACTTTATACATCTTGTTGAATGTTTCAGGCGCAATCTCGGATGAGACTCGCACTGTGATTGCGTTTACAAATAAACGCTTTCCTTGTTCAGTAACGTCTCTCTTTGAAACGTCTAGAACGTCCAAACGGCGAACTGTATTATCATCTGTCTCTAATACAGCGAACCGTAATGGAATCTTTGTGTATAGCAGTTGCGCCAATATTTCACGGTCATGGCGAGGTTGACGAGAGTAGACAGTGATTTGGTAATCAATGTTTACTGGTATTGGAAAGTTAATATCCCAGTCATGTACTTCACCATCGTAAGGTGTATCAGTACCAATAGTATTTGGGTTAGATATGTATGTTGGTTTTACACGACCACGCATTGCACGATTAAAATCTTCTGCAATATCAATCATGTCAATAGTGATGTATGGGTAAGTCTGATCACGAAGTTCCTGATCAGGTTGACCAAAGTAGACTTTGACAGAACGAGTTGCTCCAGCACCAGTAACAGACTTTTGATCTGTAACAACCATACCCTTTAGTAAGTTACGTAAGGCTTCGTCTTCGGATAATAAAAATGACATTATGCACGACCTAGATGCTGCATAGCACGACCAAGGAGAAACTTTTCAGACTCAGATTGACGGTTGTTAAAGCGGCGAATAGCGGCAGTTGGTTGGGTACCAGGAGTTCCATACTCAAGGTTCAATACCTCGGCGTGATGAGTGGGGTGTGCTCCCACATGGAACTTGCCATCTTTATGAGCCACATGAAGGCTGCGGACAATCTCTTCAGGCCAACCAGAAGCACGAGTCTCTGCACGAAGATGTGCAGCCATGACCTTGGCTGTATCTGTGCTGGCTTTGTGTAGCGAGGCTTTGACTTTAGTTAGTCTGCTCACTTCTTTTTCTTCGCCTTCGCAGCATGAACGGCTCCACCAATAAGGTAAGCGGCAGTAGTACCTGCAATCAAGGCTGCGACATTTGGGCGTTTTTCTTTAGGGCGGAATCCAAACACGCCCTTCATGAACTCTTCACGTTCATGCTGGTTATTCATTTCGGCAACTTGTTGCCACCAAGGCACATAGGCCATTTTAATCCCCTTTATCGCAACCAGTGGGTACTGTAGTCAGGCACCGCAGCGGTGTTCTGATAGTGCAATGATAAAGAAGAAGGGGCCCTTTCGGGCCCCTAACTTACTTACTTCTTTTTTATCTTCTTGGCTAGAGCCTTATCCATCTTCTCATCTGCTGAGCGAGATGGCTTCTTCTTATCCATAGCCTTATCGGCTTTAGCAAACTTCTTCTTTTGTTCTGCAT